AGAAACGGGCGTTGACGTTGAAAGCGATTTGGCAAAAGGACTTGTAGAAGGACAAAAGAAAGCCAAAGGTGCGGTTAAGAAATACGTTGATGATACATACAAGCAAACAAAGGATTTAGAATACAAGTTAGCAGATACGAATGGAAAGATTGCTATCGAACAGAAAAAACTCGCTGACTTGGAAAGAGAACTATCAAAAGAAACGCACGAAGAAAAAAAGCACCTGCTTGAATTGCAAATAAAAGAGCAAGAAGAAACTATTGCCAAGTTAAAGGAATCAATATTGTCTGAAATACCTGCTTACAAGGCTCTTTTCAATAGCGTTGTTGAACATAGCGATATGGTTACAAGAAAGTTAGCGAAGAACTACATTAACATTCTTGAACAAGCAAAACGCAATGGCAAAAACGATAAAGGAGAGTTTACTGTAACACAAAACGGCATTACTGCACCGATTTCCGAGGAAAGGCTTAACAAAGAATTAAAGGCTGCGAACAAAGAATTAAGAAAGTCGGAATCTTCTTTCAATAAGATTTCTAAGGCTTTCCAAAAAGCGGAGGATGGTACTATTGATTGGGCTAAAGGTGTTGAACTTGTAGGTCAAGAATTGCAAAACCTTTCATCGCTTACCGATTCTATTTCAAGTATTGCAAGTTTGTTTACCAATCCAAACGAATATAGCGAAACGGCTGAAATATTGGCTGACATTTCATCTACGTTTAGTGGTATGTCGGATATGGCTACGGGTATCGCTAAGATTGCAAGCGGTGATTATATTGCTGGTGCTGCGAGTGTTCTTAGCGGTGTTGCTACTACTATCGGTGCTTGGATGGATAACTCGGACAAAAAGATTTCCGCACAAGTAAAAGAATCTGAACGCGCCGTAAAACGTCTTGAAAACGAATACAAAAAGTTGCAGCAAGCAGTAGATGATGCTTACGGTGTTGCTGAAATCGGTGCTAAACGTGCCGCTATTGCCAATAAGGAACTTCAGTTGTTGGAATTGAAACGTTCACTGCAACTCGAGGAATCAAGAAAAGGAAAGAAAAGAGACGAGGACAAAATTGAGGATTTGAAAGGTCAGATTATAGACCTTGAACTTGAAATAAAGAACGCCACGCGAGAAATCGTTGGCGACTTGACTGGTATTACAAGCGTTGGCGATGCTGCCGAATCTATGGTTTTGCAGATGATTGAAGCGTTTAAGCAAGGAGAAGATTATATGGGAAAGTTCTCCGACACCTTTGACGATATGATTGATAACATGATTATGAAAGCAATCGTTAGCAAAGTGGTTGGTGAAAAGATGCAGGAAATCTTCAATAGAATACAAGATATTGCAAACAAACGTGCAGACCAAACGATGGTGAATGTTAAGGACATTTTCGACGATACTGGCTCGCAATGGGTTCGAGGTTGGATTGAGCACGGAATGTATTTCTCGTCAACCAACCAAACGATTGAAGAATGGCGAAAGGGTCTTGAACAAGTGTTGGCGCGTAATATGCCCGAAGAGGGCAGAAAGGTTTATAGTGATGCGTTTGAAAAGTTGAATAAGTTGTATAGTGATAACGTTACTATTACGCCATCTGACGTTTCAAGTGTTAAGCAAGAAGCAACCGAAATGAAAGATGACGCTAAAAAAACGTTTGATGCGTATATGGAGGCGTTCGGCATCTTGTTTGGTCAAGATTCCACAAAAGAACTTAGCGCATTACAACAAGGCATACAAGGTATTACGGAAGATACGGCAGGCGCACTTGAAGCCTATATGAATGGTGTTTCTCAACAAGTGTACCTACATTCGCAGTTGCTCACCGAAATCCGCGATGCCGTTGTAGGATTTAATTTCGACGTTCAAGTAGGCACTATGGCTGAAATGCTCTTGCAATTACAGCAATCGTATCAAGTTCAAATGTCTATTGAGAGTATCTTGCGCGGCGTTCTTAATCCCAGCGAACAAGCAATTAAGGTTGAACTATTATCTTAAAATTATATATAATGACAAACAACGAAATGTTTCTTTTCAATAAGTACGCATTACAAGGGGTTCTAACCAATCCCTTGTGTGCGGAATACAAAAACGAATGGAGGGCTTGTGGTAACGACAAAGAAAAGTTGATAAAACTTGCGTTACGCCAACAATCGTTGCCGTATTTCATTACGCATTGCAATCAAGGTAAGGGTTTAAGCAAGGAATACATTATGCGCGAATTTGGCGATTTTATTAACGGAAAAGCGCAAATTCTTGATGCCGACGGCGTAAAGGGTTATTCGTATTCGCTATTTGTTGGATTTAACGGCATTTGCAAGCCCGACAACGACGTTTCAGCCTTTATGTGGTGTAATTGCCCAAAGATAACCGTTAGCACGGCAAAATGCCCAATTCTGTACGTTGCGTGTAACACGGAATTACACCTTGTTTGTGATGGCTACAATTCGGTACGTGTTTACTTGTTTGATAATAGCAAACTTGTTATTGATGATGCCGACGAAACTTGTAGCATTACGATTTACGAATATAGCGATAAATGCGATGTTGATGCAGGCAAATATTGTTTGACGGAAAACATCAAGGCGTTTAGAAAGGAACTTAGATTATAAACACAACCAAAATACGTAAAAGTTATGAACGATTCACGAGGAAGATACTACGTAAAGAATACAGAAAATGGTATTTTTAACGACATAGCAACACAGTTCGATGGCGTTGCCGTATTAAAGATTACTGGTCTTTCCAATAGAGGTAAGCCAATAAACATATATACGGCGCAATGGATAAACTCTCAGCAAGAGGATTTCTTGATTACAAACACCGACGAAAACAACAACCCCGTCGTTATACGAGAAAACACAGATATTCAACTTACGTTTATAGTGCGAAAGAAATACGCAACCAACCAAAGTGGATTTGATGTATTAGGCACACATAACGCATTTGTTGAATATATGACTAATTCCGACGTATGGATTAGTTCTACGTATATGCAAAATTCTTACGCACATTGCATCTGTCTTAAAGAATACGAACCTACAACGGTTAATCTTGATAGGGGCGATAATTCGTATATGATGGGTACAATTACGTTGCATACACTTGATGCACCTGTATTGGGTAACGACAATGCTTTGTATAAAACGTATTTTCAAGAAAGAATGACTGGATATTATCTCACGAACAAAAATAGAGAACTTGCTGTTGGTTCTGACCCTTACGATAATCAAGATTCTTTCCTCGCTTCTTGTTTTGAGTTTAGAGATAATATTTGGCGAACGGTTCTAATTCCATCAGAAGTTCTCACACAAATGGGTTTAACGTTTTTTGTAATGGTTAATAATTTTCACGAAACGATTGGTGATTTTTCTTGGGGGAGATACAATTTCCGTTTGGACGTGAAGTATCATAATCCGAGCGAGGGATATTACAAAATTACCCCAGAACCGCTTGAAAACACGTAAGGCAACGTTTGTAAAAAAAAGAACCGCTATCCTTTTTGGGACGGCGGTTTTTTGATTTACGCTACTTGTCTGTTTTTACTTGTTGTATGTAACTTTTTGAAAGATTCGCTTAATCCAAGGCGTTTTGTTATACTTTTCGATAGCGTCCATAAGTTCACAAACTTTGTCAGCCAAGCCCTTGTTGTTTGATAACATCAATTCGATTTGCTCATTTGCGGTTTTGATTGAATCTCGAGCCGTTTCAAGCGTTTTCGTTGATTTATCAAGTTCTTCCGCAAGTTCCTTATTCTTGATTTTTTCATCGGCCAATTCGCTTGCAAACGCATTACGTTCGTTTAGAATGTCATTACGTTGTCTTTCTAACTTTTTACAAATATTGCTATACTTTGTGTTTGCAGACTTGTAAGCCGTAATGCTCTGTTTCAAAGACTTGTAAGATTCTTCAAGTTCGTTGTACTTTTCCAAAAGTGAATCGTGCTGTTTTTGTGAATCTACCGTTGTTTCGCGCTTGTTTTTTTTCATAATCTTATTGTTTTTGATTAGTTAATCTATTGGCAATTTGAACGTAAACACCTTGATATACCAAGGCAATGCGTTGTAAGAGAAAATAGTATCAAGCAGGTCGGTGTTTTTGTCGGACTCTTGCTTCAAACGCTTGTTGTAACCACGTAATGCGGCATTGGACTTTTTAAGCGAAGAAAGTTCTGCGCCCATTTCAGCACCTTCTTTTCGGTATTCGCTTACGGACTTTTTCAATTCTTCGATGATAGAGTCTTTTTCTCCGACAAGTTTTTTAAGCACATTTACTTTTTCACGCAAAGCGGCAGTGCCACAAACTTCTTTTGTTACTTGTTTTTCTTCTTTTGTCATAATTACGTAATTTTTGATGTTAGAAAATAAAATATTTTGTGTAAACACTAAAAGTCGGGAGTGTTGAAATCATCAAGGTTGGGTGTACCTAATGAATGTTGCTGACTTTCTTTTTGCATCCGTATTTCTTGCTTTACGCTTGAGCGTGGGAACGATGAAATATTCAAGGTTTGCCCAACGAACGAATAGCCATCTACTAACTTTTCTTTTTCTATGGCGTAAGGAAAAACCTCGCCCTTGATTGTTACCAACATTCCGTTGTTGAAGTACTTGTTTATGTAGTTACGCAATCCGTTCTTAAAGATAACTTTCCAAGAAATATATTTGTCATCTACAACGTCTCCGTTAGGTTTCTTGTAACCTTTTTTGTATTCGTCCACAAACATAAGTACAGCATCTTGTATGTACTTTATTTGCGAAATAAATCCTGTAACTTGTATATCGGCCATATATTGAACATAATGTTTTATTTTTCGTTTTCATAACGCCAATACTTGATAACGTCGGTAGTGTTGGTGTATTCAACCCAAGGTGACATTATAGTATCTGCGTTATCGACATTGTAACAACGAGAAAACCATCTGGAAACCATCCACACATTGCCGCACCAACGCGCAAGAAATCGTTTGCCGTGTTGTGTTGTTACAATGCAATTACGATATTCGGTTGGCTTCACCATGTCGGCGTTATATTCAGTTTCTACTTTGTGCGTATCGTTGTCGTTTGTAGGATATTCGCTTTCGATAAGCATATCTATAAAGTCTTTCGCTTTTTTCAAGTCCTCCAATCCGTTTTTGTCACGAAATCGCGTAACGTATTTGACAACCGAAAATTGACAAGCGTCTAACTTGTTTTTCATTGCATATTCGGCAGGTGTAATTGCAAGCCCTTTGTAATGAGTACCACCAGTTTGCTTCTTGAATGTATTTTCGCTATTTTCCATTTTTTTCTTTCTTGTTTTCTTCGTATTGGAATAACACACCAACAATAGCACGGCAAAGGTCGTAAACGGATTTGTTTTTAGGCAATTTATCCCAATTATGGCAAAGCCAATCGGCTAACTTATCCATGCCGCCAAGTTTCGACAAAGGCGTTTCTTGAATGTCACTCGCTTTTAAGCACATAAAGCAATCATTCAAGTATTTACCGTTGGTGAATGATTTACCATAACAGTTCTTTACGACAACCCAAACGCCTTCTTCCAAGTCTCTACTAATACACATCGAAACGGGTTCGTAGTACGTTTTTTTGCCACGAACCACCTTACGATAAAGCGCATTTGAAAAGGGAGGTTCGGGGGTTTTCAACTCCCGATACCTACCCGTTTTCTCGTCTTTATAATAGATTTTTTTAGGTGTTTCCATCTTTAAGGCGTTTACTTGTTTCGGCGGTTCTTGCTTCCTTTTGGCTTACGAATGTGGTTTGCCTTACGGTAAGCAATGGCGTTTTCTTCGTTGCACACCCGATTGATGGGGCACGAGGAACAATCCTCGTCTTTGTCATCGTCATCGTGGTTTGCGAGAATATCCGAAACCTTACTTTTTAACGAAGCAGACAATGCGTCATGTATGCGCTTTGTAATATACAAGCCGCTTTTTCCACCAGACGCAATGACCGTTGCAACAGCATTGACGATAATCTTGCCGATTTGCTTTTCTCTTTCGTCCGTTACGTTGTCATCGAAAGCATCATCAATCATTGTTGCAAGCGCAGCAAAAACGGCATCTTCGTTTCCGCACACAACAGCGAACGTTCCCTCGCCATTTTTAATGTTTGGAACACGCAACAACATTCCTGCTTCGGTGTCGGGGTTTACACTTTCTACAAATTCTTCAATAAACTTACTTGTTTTTTTCATAACTTGTTTGTTTTTTAGTTTAACACTATAAATAATTATTATTTGGAAATTCGATGCAAAGATAATGATTTTCTTGGAATATTCAAAATATTCGTTCGTTTTTTATGTTTTATTATGTTAATATATCAAAACGGTGCATCACTTTCGGTAGGTGGTTCAAACGGCATACCATTCATTTCGGCTTTGGCGCGTTCGTTATAGTTCCAGTTGGTCGTATATTGGGATTGTGGCGGTTGCTGTGCCACAAAATCAATATTACTTTGCACGGGGTCAAGTTCCCAACCATATTGAACGTTTTCATCAGCCGTATTCTTGAAACGGCGGCTTTCGATTTCGTATTGCATACCTACCATAAGGTCTACAATTCCGTACATTCTATTCTTTGCCACCTCAATAACGTTTCCGTAGCCTTGAAAGCGTTGTATCTCGCTTTGCCCGAAGTATTCAGCACCAGCACGGAAAAAGTCGTTATTTACACGGTGGCAAATAAATATATTATCCACAGCATTCATTAAATCACCGCTTCCGCTAATATCGTTCTTTCTAAGAAAACTCATTGTTTTCCTTGGGTGTGCAACCAATATAATGTGTGCTTGGTTCTTTTTCGCAAAATCCTTAATTTGCAAAATCAACTCTTTCTGCTTGTTGTTTTTGTCACCCTCAAGTAAATCAATATTCATGGAAAACAAGTTGTCAAGCATGAATATACGGCAACCAACCTTTAATAGTTCGCTCATATCGTGGAATATTTCTTGCCATGTATTGCCGTATTCATTATTGAATAGAAAAAACTTTCCATCGAGCCAAGTATCTATTCTTTCTGCTACATTGTTCGGAACGTAATATTTTCCGTCACCATAATTTGATGGCTTTAGATTATTTTTCCCAGCAGCAACCATTTGCACCCATGCCTTCAAAATATCCGCACGTAATTCTCCCGACCATAAAGCACATTTCCAACCTTGCTGAATGATATTGAGTGATAACGTATTTAGCCATGACGATTTACCGCT